GTCGGGAGACCTGCCAGAAGACCTGCAAAAACGCATCGACGACGCCAAGGAGCAGCACGCTAAGCTGGTGGCCGATGGCAAGTCGGACAAGAAGTGGTCGTCGTTCAACGAGATCACGATAGCCATGCGCTACCAGAACGAAGGGATGCACTGATGAAGCACGCCGTCTACTGCGCCACGCGCAACATGTACGCGGACATGGAGACGGCGGCGAAGTCCCTGGTTGTAAATTCCGATGTTGGAAGGGTGCACTTTCTCATCGAGGACGCCGAGTTCCCGCGGCCTCTGCCCGACTTCATCGAGTGCCACGACGTGAGCGTCCAGGAATGGTTCCCGAACGACGGACCGAACGCCCGCAAGCGGTGGACGTACATGGTGCTCATGCGCACCGTGCTCTGCCATGTCCTGCCGGACGTGGACATGGTGCTATCGCTCGACTGCGACGCCATAGCTGTCGGAGACTGCTCGCCGATATGGGACACCGACATGGACGGCTGCTACTTCGCTGGAGTCCGCGAGAGGTGGATAGGCGGCAGGCCAGGGACGCAGTACGTGAACATGGGCGTGTCGCTGCACAATTTGGCGATGCTGCGGGACGGCAAGGCCGACGAGATCGTGGGAGTGCTGAACTCGCACGACTTCGCGTGGCCAGACCAGGACGCTATGAACTGGCTGTGCAACGGGCGGATAAAGGAGCTGGACGGCTCGTGGTGCTACTGCCCGTGGACCGTCGAGCCGACCGAGCCGAAGAGGATTATCCACTACGCCGCGGCGAACCACTGGAAACCCAACTGGCGGGATGAGCCTACCACCGTCAAGTACCGCGAGATGTCCTGGGACGACGTTATAGCGTCCAGGGAGTACGCGGGCATGCCGACCGTCCTCTTCGCGTCGAACCACTCGCTGGAGCGGGACGAGAGCATACGGGCCGTCTGGGACGCGTACAAGGGACCGAAGAGGCTAATCAAGCCCGTAGAGGCCATAGCGAACGTCAGAGGCTACCCAGTCGTGGTCACCGACACGCTGACTCCGTACGTGCCGGACAAGGACTTCATCCTGGTCAACGTCGGCCACGGCATAACGGGCGAGAAGAAATACGCGCTCGACGAGAAGCGGCCTGGAATAGACCCGATGGCGCTGGCGCAGACCGACTACCACGTCTGCGCATCGACCAAAACAGTGGACATCGTGGCCAAGCAGTTCGGAATACCAGTCGAGAACGTTCCCGCGCTGGGCTTTCCGCGCTCGGACTTCATCATCGGCAAGAAGAAGGGCGACGGCGGCACGTTCATGGCGAAGTTCGAGAGGGCCTACCTCTACGCGCCTACCTTCAGAGGCAAGAACGACGGCGACAGGCTCCCGAGAATCGACTGGGCGAAGCTGGACGCGATGATGGACGACGACGAGGTTCTTGTGGTGAAGCGCCATTACTTCACCGCAAAGGAGCTGGTCGGCGGGAAGTACCCGCACATCGTGGAGATAACGAACGCGGACGGCATAACGCCGCACCTCATCGACTGCGACGTGCTGGTGTCCGATTACAGCTCGGTAATGTTCGAGGCCATGCTGCTCGGGAAGCCCGTCGTGCTCGCGTGCGACGACTACGAGGCGTACCTGAGGACGCGCGGCATGTACTTCGACTATCCCGAAGGCTACAGCGCCCGATGGTTGAAGGCCGAGGGCAACGAGGAGCAGTTCCTGGCCATGATGCGCGAAGCAGCAGAGAACGGCCCGACCGATACCGAGATCGAACTTGTGGATCACGTCGCGGACATGTGCGACGGCCACGCATCCGAGAGGGTATGCGACTTCATAAGGAGCCTGCTGTGAGGATACTGGTGGCGACTCCGTACATCACGGGCGCGCACGACCCGCCATGCAGGGAGTCGGTCGATTCGCTCGACTACTGCGGCATGGAGCACGCCTACCACGTCCAACTCGGATACGGCGTGGACATGCAGCGCAACAGGATAGCCGCCAAGGCCGTTTCCGACGGATTCGACTGGCTGCTCATGGTCGACGGCGACGTAACGCTTCCGAAAGACGCGCTCGCGAACCTGCTGGAACACGACGCCGACGTGTGCATGGGCTGGTACCTCAACCGCCACGCGCACGGAAACGCAAAGCGCACGTGCCTCTACGGTATAGGGCGCGGCTGGGACTACTACGAGTCCGACGCGCTCAGGGAGAAGCGCGACAACGGCGTGTACACCTTGAGGGTGAAGGGCGGCGGCCTCGGCTGCTGTCTGGTTCGCACGGCGCTGTTCGACGTGCTCAGGTTCCCGTGGTTCGTCTGGAGCGACATCACGTGGGACAGGGCCACGGGAAACGTCGAGTCATGCGGCGAGGACATCGACTTCTGCATCAAGTGCGAGCAGGCGGGAGTCCCGATAATCGCCGACACCCGCGTGGAATGCGGGCACAAGTAGGGCAAACGCACAAACTAGGAATCAAGCGTCCGCGAGGGCGCTTTTTTCACGCCCTGACGAGGGCAACCCACTCAGCGCGGGAGGGAAGCCGCGCACCGACACCTGCTAGGGCAGGGAAAGGAGGACTCATGTCCGACGAAACCACCTCGCAAGAGGGAATCACCGAGCCGCAAGGCGAGGGAGCGAACGAGAACCAGTCCGCGGATGGTTCTCAGTTCACCCAGGAGGAGTTCAACCGCCTCATGGCACGCGAGAAGCGGGCGCTCCGCGAGAAGTACGCCGACTACGACGTGCTGAAGGAGAAGGCCGCGCAACTCGACGCCATCGAGGAGGCGCAGAAGTCCGAACTGGAGAGGGCGCAGGAGGAGGCGCAGGGCTGGAAGGCCAAGTACGACGAGCTGAACGAGCAGGTCGAGAGGCGCAACGCCATCGACAGGGCCGCAGCAGAGTATAAGGTCGACGCCGCGATGCTCGCACGCATGTCGGGCGACGTGGATGAGAACGCGAAGTTCCTGGCCGAACGCTCCGAGAGCGTCCTGAAGTATCCCAATGTGCGCGACGAAGGCGAGAGGATGTCGGCCTCGATAACCGAGGACGACATCGCGGCGGAGAAAGACCCTGCGAAGCGGGTCCGCATGCGCGCCGAACTCATCGCGCAGACGAGAAAGTAGGAAGAAAATGGCAGCTTACAACGACATCATCAAGAAGACCGACGTGGTGACCGCGCTCGACCAGGAGTTCATCGCGAACTTCCGCGGCGAGTACGACCGCTTCGCCGAAATCCTCGGCCTGTTCCCTGTCGAGGTCGTTCCCGCAGGCACCGCGCTGTACAAGTACAGCATCAGCGGCTCGCTGCTCAACACCACGACCGTCGACGGCTCCTCGGGCTCCGCGTACGTCGAGGGCGACTTCGTGGCCCGCTCCAAGTACGCTCTGAGCAAGTCCTCGGTCGGCTCCATGGAGTTCAAGCCCTACGCCAAGCAGACCACGGCGCAGGCCATCCTGAAGGGCGGTTTCGAGAACGCCGTCCTGCGCACCGACCGCAAGATGATCCAGCAGCTCCGCGCTGCTATCCTCAGCGACTTCTTCACCGCGCTGTCCTCCAACGGCACGGGCTCCGCATCTGGCAACGGCCTCCAGGCCGCCCTCGCGAAGGCCGACGCCGCCCTCGGCGACACCATGGAGACAAACGGCGACGAGCCCGGTCGCATCGTCCACTTCGTCAACCGCCAGGACGCAGCCGACTACCTTGGCGCTGCGGAGATCACCACGCAGACCGCGTTCGGCCTGACCTACCTGGCGAACTTCCTGGGCGTCCAGGACGTTATCCTGACCAACAAGGTCAGCTCGGGCACGCTCATCGCAACGCCCGTCGAGAACATCCACATCTACGGCATGGACTTCGCAGCCCTCGGCGACGCTGGTCTCGCGTACGAGTCCGAAGACCTCGGCCTCGTCGGCGTCCATCACGCCTCCGATTACGACTACGCCTCCGCGGAGACGTACGTCGTGCGCGGCGCTACGTTCCTGCCGGAGATCACCGACTACATCGTGAAGGCCACCATCAGCGAGGTCGCCACGACCACCACGGCCTAACAGGAGGCAGCCATGATCGTCGAAGCGAAGGTGAAGAAGTCGTTCAACCACAAAAACACGGGCATCACGTGGTTCGAGGGCGACGTTTTCAAGGGCACGGCAGAAGCCGCAGCCCAGCTCGCCGAGATGGGCTACCTGGACTTCGACGGCAAAGCGCCCACGAAGCCCGAGCAGCCCGACCTGGCGACGCTGACCGTCAAGGAACTCGTCGCGATCTGCGCCGAGCGCAAGATAGAGACTCCGAACAAGCCCAAGAAAGCCGATCTCATCGCGGCCATCGAGGCTGCGTCGTAAGGAGCATCCCATGGCATACGCTACCAAAGAGCAGTACCTGCTCGTTTACGATACGTCGGCGAGCAATGCCCGCCTGGAAGCGTATCTAGGGCGAGCGTCGCGCAAGATTGACGCGGCGCTCGCCTCCCATGGCGTTTCCGTGCCTGCCGACCCGTCAACGGTCGCAGGGCTGGCCGACGCGCTGGCCGACGTGTGCATCGACATGGTGCACAGGGTCATGGGCGACGCGGCGTGTCCCGAGATGCCCGCTGGAATCACCTCCTACTCGCAGACGCAGGGCAGCTTCACCGAGTCCTTCGCGTGGGCGCAGCCCTACACGGACATCATGATCCGCGACGCGGAGCTGGCGTGGCTCCTGGAACTCCTGGGAGCGGACAGCTCCGGCGTCGGGTCTTACAGGTTCGGCGGTGCGTCATGAGAGGCGTTTCCGTCCAGCTCAAATCGCCCGTAGAGGGCAAGAAGGACGCGCTGGGCAACCCTGCGGTCACGTACGGAGAGCCGACTACGGTCGACGACGTGCTGGTCCATGCCGGCGCGGCTGCGGATTCCAGGGAGACTAACCGTCCCGATGGCGTCGTCGTGTCCTATACGCTCTACTGGCCCAAGGCCAGCACGGCATCGCTTCGAGGTTGCCTGGTCAAGGTTCCAGGCGACTCGGAGTGGTACCGCGTCGTGGGAGACCCGAAGGCCACGCCCGAAGGGCAGATGGCGCGCCCGTTCCAAGTGCGCAACAGGGTGGTGGAGGTGACCAGGGACGATGGGTAGCTTCGCAACCATGAAGCTGGACGACCTGAAGTTCAGCTACAGCGGAATCGGAGAAGTCCTCAGGTCTGACGAGGTAGCCGAAATCCTGAACGCGAAGGGCGAGTCCGTCGCCGAGTCGATGAACGGAGAGGACCGCGGCGAGTTCCGCTCGTTCCCGTCCGACCGAGGCAACAGGCGGCGCAACTTCGTGGTCACCTACGACCGACACGCGAAGCGCACGGCGAACGTCGACCCGGGCATATTCAGCAGGCACGTGTAGGAGGCGTACATGAACGTACTGACCGAGACAATCGCCTACCTGGGCGGCGTGCTGTCCGTTCCCGTGTCCGCCGACGTTCCCGCCAACCGTCCCGACGCGTTCGTGACGGTATCGCGCGACGGCGGCGGCACGACTGAAGTGGACGACCGCCCGACCATCACCGTGCAGGTATGGGACGCCGACAGGCTCGAACTCGAAACGCTCAACGAAACGGTCGGAGACGCGCTGCTCGCGATGCCTCAGCACGTGACGGGCGTGTTCAGCGTGTCAATCGACACCGTGAGCTACTACCCGCTGCAAGTCGGCGGGAACTTCCCTCGCTACGTGCTCACCGTCTCAGTGTACGCGGGCAGATAGCGGCAAAGAACAACCAACCGAAAAGGAGGTAGCAGCATGGCTGCACCTAATTCTTCCAACGTCAGCGCCATGAAGCCGCTGTCCACAGGCGGCGTGCTCGTGGCACCGTTCGGCACGACCCTCCCGACCGAGGCGACGCCGAGCGGAGCAGTTACCATCTCCAGCTCGTTCACCGCGCTGGGCTACATGGACAAGGACTCGAACGTGTCCGTGTCCGAGGAGGTCTCCAGCACCGACCAGAACGCCTGGGGTGGAGATCTCGTCCTCACCGTGTCCAGCTCCCGCACCGAGACGTTCAGCTTCAAGGCAATCGAGCAGAACGTCACCACCTGGAAGCTGCGCTACGGCTCCGACAACGTGAGCGGCGACAACGCCAACGCGCTCATCGTGCACGACGGCGCATCGTTCTCGGAGTACTGGAGCGTCATCATCGCCGAGAAGCTGGGCGACGGCAGGGTCCACATCACCGTGTTCCCGAAGGGCGTCCTCAGCTCCACGGACTCCATCGAGCATTCCGACTCGAACGGCTACGGCTACGGCATGACCTTCAAGGCCCTGGCCTACAGCGGCTCCAAGACCTCGTACGAGCTGTACTACACGCCCGAGCAGGTCACCACCACGACAACGACAACAGCTTAACGAGGAGTAGGCCATGAGCGAGAAGAACACGGTGAAGGTAGAGGGAATCGAGGCACCTTACGACAAGGTGAAGCTGGGAGACGTGCGCTTCGTGCTGATGCTCGGCGACCTCAACGACGACACCCTGGAAGACGCGGCGAAGCTATCGGCGCAGGCGCAGATCATGCGCTTCCTGTTCGGCGGAGAACGCTACAGGATCCTCGACGAGCTGGCCGAGTCGAACGGAGGAGCCGTCGACGCCGACGCCTTCAGCTCGTGGCTCGCGGCCTACTTCGAGGCGGTCGGCGCAAAAAACTGACGCTGCTCGCCCGCCTGATGCGCGTGCATCCGGGCGAGCTACGCGCCGACTTCCAGCAGTACTACAACCTGAACGTCGACGGCATGGGATGCGACTACACGACGTTCCATGCCGCCGAACTCGCGGCGCGCCTACCGCAGGACGCCCGCGTGAACGTGGCCGACAACCCGATGAACGTGTGGACGCCCGAACTCCGCCTGCTGGCGATCATCGAGTTCCGCCTGCACTGGTGGAACTGGGCGCACACCGAGGACGGCCAGAACATGGCGAACTACCCGAAGTGCCTCATCCCGACCGAGGACGAGCTGGCGCGCGGAGACGCGGTGCAGATGTCCCTGGACGAGATGATGCAGTTCGTGGGCACATTGATAGACAAGGAGGTCGATGATGGCTAGCGAGCTGGCCACAGCGTACCTTTCACTGGCACCGAAGCTGGAGAGCGGCTTCGGCAACACCATCCAGTCGCAGCTTTCCAGCTCGATAGACGGCAAGTCCATCGGAGACACCGCTGGCGCTGGGTTCAGCGGAGCGTTCACGGGCGCGCTCTCCAAGATAGCGGTGCCCGCGGCGATAGCCACGGCCATCGCGGGCATCGGGAAGATGGGATTCGACGCATACTCGAAGGTCGAGGAAGGCGCGAACAACGTAATCATCGCCACGGGAGCCACGGGAGAAGCCGCCAACGAGCTGACAGCCGTCTACAAGAACGTCGCGTCCAGCGTCGTCGGAGACTTCGGCGACATAGGCGAGGCGGTGGGCGAGCTGAACACGAGGCTCGGCTTGCAGGGCGACTCGCTCGAAGCGGCGTCCGAGGCCGCGATGAAGTACGCGAAGGTGAACGGCGTGGACGCCAAGACCGCCATCGCCGACGTGACGCGCATGATGAACAACGCGGGCATCAGCTCCGAGGACTACTCCAAGACGCTAGACACGCTCACCGTGGCAGCGCAGCAGTCGGGCATCGACGTTAACTCGCTCGCGCAGTCCGTCACGGCGAACGCGGCGTCGTTCCGCGAGCTGGGCTTCTCGACGAACGAGAGCATCGCGATGCTGGCATCGTTCGAGAAGGGCGGCGTGAACGCGTCGCAGGTGCTCGCCGGCATGAAGAAGGGCGTCGCGGAGTGGACGAAGGAGGGCAAGTCCGCGCAGGGGGGCTTCTCCGAGTTCGTCTCGGGAATCCAGGACGGAAGCGTGACGAGCGCCGACGCCATCGAGATCTTCGGCTCGCGCGCGGGAATCGCGATGTACGACGCCGCGAAGAACGGCCAGCTAAACTTCGACGAGATGTACGCAGCCATAGCTGAGAACAGCGAAGGCGCGCTCGACGAGGTGTACAACAACACGCTCACGGCATCCGAGCGGATGAGCCTAGCGTGGCAGAACGTGACGCTGGCTGGTGCGGAGATGTTCGCTCCAGTCGCCGAGGCGATAGCGGGCTTCCTCACAGATGTGGTCGTACCGTTCTCCCAGCAGCTCGTCGGCTACGTCGGGCAGGCCAAGTCCGCGTTCGAGTCGTCCGGCATCGCCGAGGCGGTCCAGGGCGCTGCCGCTTCCGTACAGGGCGCTGTGCAGCCCGTCATCGACTGGATCGCGTCGAACGTCTTGCCGCTCGCCGCGTCGGTGTACGGCGAGATAGCTCCCGTCGTGCAGCAGATAGCGGCTGACATAGGCTCCGCGATGCCAGAAATCGGCAACGTCGTGAACTCGGTCATGAGCGCGATAGGCAGCATCGTGCAAACCGTGTGGCCAGCAATATCCTCCGCGGTTTCAGCAGCGGCAGACGTGGTGAGGGCAGTCATCCCTCCCGCATGGGAGGCCGTGAAGTCGGCAGTGACGACGGCGAGCGAGGGCGCGAGGGCCGTGGCCGACGCCGTGTGGCCCGTCATATCCAATATCGTCTCAGCAGCCGCGAGCGGCATCACGTCGGCGATAGACGGAATATCTTCCGTGGTGTCGGGAGTCCAGTCGACCTTCGACGCGGTGAAGAACGCCATCACCAACCCGATCGAGACGGCCAAGGGACTCGTGGAGTCTGGCATCAACGCAATCAAGAACATAATCAGCGGCATGCAGCTCAAGCTGCCGAGCATACCTCTGCCTCACTTCTGGGTGAGCGGCGGTTCCGCTCCCTGGGGTATCGGCGGGCAGGGCTCGCCTCCTGAGTTCGGCGTCAACTGGTACGCACGAGGCGGCATCGTCGACGGAGCCACCCTCATCGGCGCTGGAGAATCTGGGCCAGAGGCCATCGTGCCTCTGTCGGGCGACTACATGCGCCCGTTCGCCAAGGCTATCGCGCAGGAGATGGGCGGCGGCGGAGACACCTACATCGTGAACGGAATAACGCTGGACTCGCGCTCCTCGGCGCAGAGATGCTTCGAGCAGGCGTTCCGAGAGCTGCGGATAGCGGAAAGGGCGTAGAATGGCCAAACCCAAAGTAAAGAGCGTCACGCTCGTCCGC